TTTACAATGAGTGCTCATGATGGAACACTACTCAGTATGAGTGGTTCGACTGCAACATTAGCTAACTCAACGCATGCTTTTAAAGCTGATGGTAATTCAAAACAAGCTTCAGAAGGTATTAGAGATATTGTAAATAACAATATGGCTAATCTAATTACAGCTTCAGTTACAACTGTTGCTGGGGGAGCGGCATCTAATAATGACGCTGTTGTTAATTTAACAATGGTTGAACCAGGAATTGATGGAAACACAACATTAACACTAAATGGTGGTGCAAAATCAACACCTGAAGAAGTAACATTCAATGGAACAGCTGCTAATGCTTCAAGTTCTTTATTTACTGGTGGATAAACTATAAAACATAAAACGACTCAAAAGGGTGGGAAATATCTCACCCTTTTTTGTTTTCTTGATATTTATATATGAAGAATAATACCCATTTGGAGAATATTAAATGTCAAAATTTTTATTTTTATATCAAGACCCAACGAGTACACTTGATGTCGTAGGTGAAACACCACATGGAATCTATGATAGTGATACAGACTTTCAAAATGATAGTTTGACAGTTTGTAAATATGTGGCTAAAAAACTTGGACACCCTATTATGCAACTTGAATTTAATAGTGGTTCAATATATGCTTGTTTTGAAGAAGCAGTATCGGAATACTCACAACAGATTAATCACTACAATACAAAAAATTGGATGTGGGAACACTATGGTTCAACTAATAGACAAAGTAGTTCATTGGGTGATATGGGTTCACATGAACCAGAAGCACCACATATGGGAACAACATTTTTACTATCAGAACAATATGGTGAGGCTGTGAATGTAGGTGGTGGAATCACTATGCACACGGGTTCAATTACATTAACAGGTTCAAAACAAGTTTATAATTTAGAAACAGAATCAAACATTGTTTCAACACATGAGAATAAAAGATTAGAAATACAAAAAGTATTTAATCAAGGGCCTGCAGCTATATCTAAATTCTATGACCCATTTGCTGGAACTTATGACAATATAGAGATGTTAGACGCGTTTGGATTTGGCAATGTATCACCAGCGGTATCTTATATATTAAGACCAATATCATATGATTTAGCTAGAGCGAATGCTATTGAAACAAATGATTTGATTAGAAAGTCTGCATACTCATTTGAAATTATAAATAATCAAATGAGAATATTTCCAGCTCCTGAATCAGATGATGCTGGTGAAAAAATATATTTTCATTATTATGTTAAAGAAGATAAACAAGGTGTGACAAGAACTTATACAAACTCAAAAGTATCCGACCCATCAAATATACCTTATAAATTTATTACATACTCAGAAATAAATGCATCAGGTAGACAATGGATTAGAAAGTATACTTTAGGTTTAGCAAAAGAATTATTAGGTATTATTAGAAGTAAATACTCTGCATTACCACTTCCAAATGGAGAAGTGGGAATGGATGGAGAGGCTTTGAAATCTGAAGGTAGAGAAGAAAAAGCTAATGCACTAGAAGAATTAAAAGAATTTTTAGATTCAGTCTCATTGGCTGAAGGAGCAAGAAAAGAACAAGAGGTAGCTGAATCACAACAACAGGTGTTAAATAAAGCACCATTAAAAATATATATAGGATAAATGGAGAAAATAAATGGCTAGCACAATAACTGCATCTACATTAAAAGTTACGATACAAGAAGATATAAAATTAAATGGTGTTCAACAAGGTGGAGTGAACACTTTCAACATTGGAAGTATTAATGAAATATATAAAAGAATAGTAACTTGTCCAGCTAGTACCGATACTGTAATAGCTACCTTTAAAAGTACCACAAGTGTTACAGGTTCAAGTGGTACTACAGCTAGAGCTACATCTTTAGATATGGAAGACGCTAAGTATATTAGAGTAACTAATTTAGATGATAGTAATTCAGTAAATTTAAGTCTTCAAGTAGATGTTGCCGAAGATGATGGTGCAGCTGATGAATCTGCCACTTTATTATTAGAAGCTGGAAAAAGTTTTATGATGGGTAGTCCAAATGATGGTATTAAAGTCGATGATGATGCCGCTGCAGTTATTACTAATTTAAACGACTTAGAAAGTATTATCATAGACCCTTCCGATAATGCGGTCGATGTAGAAATATTTATAGCTAGTGTTTAGGAGTAAACAATGAGTCAAACAAAACCATTTTTCATACCACAAAAAGAATTTGATTTAATTAATCAAATGAATGAAGAATTAATTGACGAAATTGTCGGACAATCTGTTGACATTTATAAAGTTAATATTGATAAAACTAATTCAAATCTTTATGGTGAATCGACCACTAAATACTATGATATTGGATTTAGAGTGAATTGTTTAATTAATTATAATGAACCTGAGGTAGAACAAACTGAGTTTGGAGCTGATGTAAATTCTAACATTGAAATGTTCTTCCAAAGAGAAAATTTATCAAGTGGTTCATTGAATTTCTATCCTGAGATTGGTGATATTGTGGATTGGAATGATTATTATTGGGAAATCAATGGAACAACAGAACCACAATTATTTGCAGGACATCCAAACTTTAAACACAACATTGTAGCGACAGCACATCGTTCAAGATTATCATCGTTACAAATAGAAGAGAGACCAAGATAATGCCAAACAAAGCAGCTAAATTAAGAAAACAAGCGAGAAGAAAGAAAAACGATTTATTGAATAAATTTGGTAGAACTAAAAAACAAATAGCTAGAATTAAAAAGAGAAAATAAATGGCTGTTCAACAAATCACACACAAGAAAATTACGAAGTTTGATACTTCTAATCCTAACTATAAAGAAACACCTAAACCAAAGGTTGAAGTGAGTGGTAATGTTAAGGAAGATGAAGATGTATATGGTGAAAGAAAACACACCTATACACCTGAACCAAATGGTAATTTACAAATGGAACAGATGATGGGTAAGTTGATGAACAAGTTGGATAACTTTGACTCACCAAGTCAAACAGGTATAAAAGCAGTTGAGGTTGATATTAAAAAAGAGATTGCAATTGGTAAAGTAGATATGTCAGCGATTAAATCAGAAGAATATAAAGGTAAAGTAAATAATAAATTAGATAAACTTAAAAAATTGAGAAGAAGAAATGGCAGTTAATAAAATTACAAATAAACAAACACTCAATAGAGAGTTAGTTAATAGGGGAACACAATTATCTACGAAAGATAATAAAGTTCGTGGTAATGCAGAACAATCAATAAATCCTGGTAAAGATTTTACAAAAAACTTTTCTGTTACATTAAAAGATATTGATACATCTGTAATGACACATATAAAAAATGTAATGAAACCAAGAATAAAAGAAGCTAATGAGATTATTAAAGTTCCAGTTTATTATGGTAATGAAGAAAGATGGAGAAATTTTAGAAAAAGAGGAGTATTGAGAGATAAAAACAATGCATTAATTTTACCATTAATTATGTTTAGAAGAACTGATGTTTCATTTGATGATTCAATGCCAATGTCATTTGACCATGATGTTCGAGGTGAATTTATAAAAGTTACAAGAAGTAATAAGTGGAGTAAAGACAATCAATATGATAGATTTTCAGTTCAACAAGGTATTAAGCCAGTACAAGAATTATTATTTACTGGTATGCCTGACCATGTGGTGTGTAATTATTCTTTTGTTATGATGACTAATTTTATAGAACAAATGAACATACTTAGTGATTTATTTTTGGAACACATTGGAACTTATTTTGGTGATTCAGAACAATACAAATTTTTATCATCATTAGATGGTGGTTTAAGTGACGCCTCTGAAATGAATCGAGATGGTGAACGATTAATTAAAACGGAATTTAGTTTATCAATAAAAGCATATGTAATACCTGAATTTACAAGCAATATATTTGGAACAACTGCTGAGATAACAAAAGAATTAACACCATCAAAAGTTACTTTCGGTATGGAAAGTAATGCTACAGATAAACAAGTAGGAAAATAATTCACTCGTTTTCTAAATTTATATATATTTATATATAGTTAATTAACAATTTACAAATGGAGGTTATAATGCCAGAAGAAGTAAAATTCACAGAAGAGGAACTTAAACAAGTTCAAAACATACAAGCTAGTTATTCAAATGTTCAAACTAAATTTGGACAATTAAAATTAACACAAATAAGATTAGATGAACAAGAAGTTGAATTAGAAGAAGCTTTAAAATCAATTCAATCAGAAGAAAAGAAATTTTTGGATGGGATTACATCTAAGTATGGACAAGGAACTTTAAATCCTGAAACAGGTGTGTTCACTCCAGTTGAAACAACTGAAAATAAATCTGAATAATAGAAAAAAAATCATTGTTTAAGAGTTTAATCATATATTTATATATGAATAATACTAATGCGCAAAAGTGTTATTCAAAGGTTTAATCCCAAAAATTAAAAAAGTTAACTTAGGAGAAATTCAATGGCCGAAAAAATAATTTCACCTGGTGTATTTACGAATGAAATAGACCAGACGTTTTTACCGGCTGCTGTGGCTGATATTGGAGCTGCACTCGTAGGGCCAACCCTCAAAGGTCCTGCAGGAATCCCAACCATTGTAACATCATTTTCTGATTTCCAAG